CGTATAAGGTCCGGTTGTAACGTCGGCTGCCTGCGCGTAAGGACGTCCAATGATGTACATGGTCATCTCTTGGTCTTGCAGGAAGTCAGGCTCCACGCGCTCCAGGCGAGACCAGAAATTGTCCCCGATTGGGACCTCCTGCGCAGGGTTGCCAGTCACCCAGGATAAGTCATGCGTTGTGAAGTACGAATCGATTGCAGAGGTTGAAGCACCGTCGATAACATCCACTCCGACCTCATGCTGCCAGAGCTTGGTAAACCCGCCGCCGATGTCTTCAGTGCCTCCGGCGACTGGATACCTAAAGACCTGGGAGAAGTAGCCCGAGGAGCGCTGAGCGTGAATGCTTTGGCCAGCGTCGTACCACGTCTTTTCGCGGACGTTGTAAATAATCGCGTCGGTACACTCGGTGGCCGATCCTCGAGGGTAGAACCACCAGATCTCGCCATAACGAGGCACCTTCCAGGCCCAGACCTTTTGCCGCTGGGTGTAATTCAGATTGTCGAAGAACCAGTTTTGGTTCATCGGGTTTGGGATCTCTTGGACGACGCCGTTGTACATCAGGAAGCGATCAACGCCGCACCAGTAATAAATCCCGTCGTACTCGATAACGCCCGAAGACGATAGGATCGAAGACTGCGAGGTAATGATGTCGTAGCGCCAGTAATCAGGAGCGCCGATATAAGAGACGCGGATCAGCGAATCAAGCGACCAGAATAAACCCGAGGGCGCGTTTGTACCGCCTCGCACCGGAAGGCCCTTGACGATCTTTCCTGTAGCGACGTTGACCTCGTTGGCATCGGCTGAGTTCCAGTCCAGGGGGTTCCCCTTGGAATTGTTCTTGATCAGGCCCGAGTTGCCGTAAACGAAGATGTACGGATGAAGAGCAACAACGCCACCAGAGACCGACACGATGTCACCCGTCGGATCAGGGCCGCTAACGTCGCGAAGCTCGGTCAATGTCGTCCCGGTAATCGCGCCATAAAGCACTGGCGTGTTCGTTGTCGAGTCGACCTGCGCCAGATTCTGCCCTGGGTGGACCAAAAGCTGGTTTACACCGCCCTGCGAGTCGTAAGAAGAGTCAAATTGATAAACATTATTGGCGCTTGCAGTGAAAACCGAGCTAATAGTGGCTACCGGGATGCTAAAGGCGGTCGTTACGGTCCCACCAAGGCTCGTAGCGTCAGCAGAAAGCGTATCTCCGACCGTATATCCGACGCCAGACTGCACATAAGCTGAAGTAATCGTGGCCACGGGCACCGAAAAGCCTGAGCCAGTGCCGCCAAGATTGGCCGTGGTGGCTGAAAGCACGTCGCCAGGGGTGTATCCAGCGCCCAAATCGGTCAAAGCGACTGCTGTAACTGAGCCAGCGGCAATCGTAACCGTCGCAATAGCACCCGAACCGAGGCCGCCAGTAAGCGGAACGTCGGTATAAGTGCCGTTTGTGTATGCAGCACCGCCTGTAATGGCTCCGAGCGTCAAAATCGGGCCAGTGTCGGTAATAACGACGGACGTCACTACGCCGCCAGCGATCGTGATGTTGCAATAAAGGCCTGTTCCAGTGCCTCCGGTCATGGCCACGCCGTTATAGGTGCCGTTTGTGTAGCCAGTACCCGGGACTAGGGTTCCAAAACTCGCAACTGGCCCCGTAAAAGTGAAATCAGAGACGCCAGCACCGACGCCGTTGTTATCAACACCGATAACCTGAATGCCTGAAGCGTAGGACGTAAAGATGTTGTTAATACCGTTGCTGGAATCAACGAACATCCCTCGAGTCGGGCCGTAGATCTGATTGGAGATCCGCTTAACGCCAAGGACTTTCCTGGGCCGTCCACGCTGAAAGCGCACCCATAAGCCATCAGAGTATTGGTCACCGTCCAAAACGGTACCGTCCCGGCGTATTCCGGGCTGCGTATTGATCGTGATGACCTTCTCAGTCATTAGAACGACCCTCCGGCAAGCCCTTCATTCGTTAACATCATCTTGATAACGCCACCAACTGACCAGCCTATTGCAGAGCTTGGGCTCGTCCTTCGGAACATGCCGGTATTGGTCTCAGAGACAAAGTTAAGCCCAGGAGCGCCGAACGTGCCATCAATGATTGATATGGCAGAGCCGCCCGTGATGACCGTCGTGGCGTTCAAGACGTTAACCGAGTCACAAACAAGCGTGGCTTGCTGATTTGGCTGAAGCGTTGAAGTTTGTCCGCCTACAACACCAGTTTCGAAGGTGGTATTAAAAGCCCCTGTCGTTGCATTCAAGACAAAGTAGACCTGAACCTCCGCGGGGACTTGTACTGTGACTGCGCCAGTCAAAGCGCCCGTTACCTTGATGATCGTGTTTTGCGCTTGGGCCGGGGTTAGCGTATAGGTTCCCGAAGTCACTGGCAGCACAAGCTGAGAGTATGCGAACGTTGTCGATTGCCCCAGGCCTACGGTATAGAAAGCACCACCCGAGCAAACAACAAAGGCCGAGTCGCCAATCTGCAAGGCAAGACTTGAGTCGCCGTTGATCAATTCCGAAGCATTTGGGTCAATGGTTAAAAGGCCCGTACCGTTATTGCGGACCATGAAGAACCAGTCGTCACCAAGGGTTGCGGCTGCGGTAAGTGCGATGGTTCCGACGCCCCCCGTCCAAACGAGCGTCTTGGCTCGATAGGTTGAGTCAGCCGTAAATCCCGCTGCTGTCGTCGTTACTGGGTGCGACTGATTGAGCGTCGTGGTTATGGCTTTAAGGCCATAGCCTGCAAGCGTTGCAGCATCGGCAGAGCTTGATCCGACACCAAAAGCGATGACGCCCCAGGTTCCCGCGGCCGTCGAGTTGTCGGTCACATAGATGTACTTAGCCTCACCTGCTGCGACCGAGACAATCGTATTGCCTGCGTTGTCGCGCATCGTGAAGGTGTTTGCGCCGACGTTACGGATAAGAGAGTCAGTGCCGACCGAAGTCTCATTGGCAGGCGGCATATAAACGGAAAGGCTTCCCGTCGTCGCCGTAATCTGCATGATCCTGGCGGCATAGTTGCCAAGGGCATTGCCATCAAGCGGCCAAGCCAGCGTCAGATTAGCCGAGATCGAGAACGACTTATAGCTGACGTCCGTGGGCTGAATGACGTCCCCAGTGAATACATTGACGTAGGAGGTCATACTTCTTGCACCGTGGCCGAACGATCGATCGTCCGGGTGTCGTTCTCAAGCTTAAGGGTTTGAATGGCGCGGTCATACAAGGCCTGCCAAAGCTGTACCCGAGAGTCGTTTTTCAGGAAGGGCATGGCCTGCAAAAGCGTGCCGTAGAGCATGGCCTGGGGCGCGTTGATCGTGAACCAGTTGGTTTGATTGGTTGCGTCTAGCGGCTGTATCTTCTCGTAGTAAAGGACCTCAAACGCATAAGCAGCATCAGGCGTTGGCGCAATGAGCCAGTTGTCGAAGTCGTAGTCGGCGTAAAAAAGCGGTTCGCCTTCGGTTGTTGGGTTGGGCCAATAGTTGCGTAGGTATTCATACTTCCTCAAAAGCAAGGGCTTGCGTTCGCCTGCGACCGTGATGTTGAAGGAGGTCGTCTTTCTCCAGCGCGTAGGCTTGGCAATAACCGGGTTTCCTTGGACCATAGTCGCAGAGACGGTCTCTTGCTGGCCAAGGATCTTTAGCTCGTCCGAAATGATCGACTCGGCGAGGTTGATAAAAGACGGGATCTGATTGATCGTCTGCGCGTCCGAGCGTTCCAGGTAAAGCGTGACATCCGCTACCAGGGACGTGTAGGTCATGGTGACAGCCATTATCGGTACCTTGCAGTTTTCTCGCGGATCTTCGAGGGTTGAGCGACAAATTGCTTACCGGACTTGGTACCCTCACGCTTAGCGCGTGTGGTGGCTGCATACTCAGCAGGCGAAAGCGCCTCTCGCGCTCTCCGGGGCAGGTACCGTTCACCGGTGGCCTTAGGCCCTTGCGTGGAAGGCTTGCCGGATTTCGTACCCCAATCCTCGCTCGTCCACTTTGAGAGCGAATTATCCGCCTTTTTAGGCCCTTTGTAACCCCCACCCGAGGCTTTGTACTTTTGGGTTGCCAATTGGGCTTTACGGGCGCTCCATTGGCCTGGATCGCCGCCTTTACCGGAGGCTTTTACGGACGCGACAATGCGCTGCCACTTGGCCGGATCTGACTTGGTCGCTGAACTCATCGCATTAACGCGGCCTCGGCCGCCCTCCTACGGGTTAGTCCTGGCAAAACCCTGCCAGCGGCTTTATTCCATTTCAGGCACTCATCCGCGGCACCGTCCCAATTATCAGCGTCGATGCGCTTTTTGAAGGTGCTTACCCTGTAGTTACCAAGGCCGCAGTTGTAAGCCCAGCTTGTAACCGCTGCCATGCGCCTTGGGGCCGCTTTTGACAGGCTGGGCGACATCTTGAGCAAACCTCGTACGAAATACTCGACGTGATGGTCCAGGGCGTCTTCGCATTGTTCAAGCGTCCAAACGGTCCCAGGATTGATTTCCGGGCCCGTAGCGCCCCATCCTATGGTCCAGGGGTGTCCACGAGTACCAGGGTCGGGATAGGCTGTTACACGCCCGTCAGGCAAACGCTTTGCCAGCCCCTCAAAGGGCTTGATCAGTACATCCTTGCAAAGCTTTTTGGCCTCATCCATTATGATTTCTGGTACTTTTCTACGCTGCGGCCAACAAACCAAAACGTGATGCACATAGTAAAGACACCAAAATCATCTTCATCCCAGCACTTGGCTACAACTTCCTTCCAATCCGCACCCGTCTGAAATGCGATAACAAGCGCAGCCGCTTTGACTGCCGCATACATAAAGAATAAAGCCCAAGTAATGCCCGGACGCACCAACGCCGAGATAGCAGCCACAAACCAACCTGCTGCTTTAGCCGTTTCAGCTTGCTCTTGAAACGCAGCTTTGATGGTATCCATTTGCTGAATGGAGTAGTCAACGTACTTCTCCTCCATCTTGAACTCGCCCCTCATTTTTTCGAGGTCGGTTTGAAGTTGGAACATGGATAGCTCGTGCTGACGCTCGTTCTTCTTGTCCAAGAACTTCAAGACTTCAGGGGCAAGTCGAAACAGACCTCCAAAGATACTGCCAAGTAGGCCGCCGCCGAGTAACTCAAACATCAGTGCTCCCCATTCTTGTTGATCTCTTCTTTTGCACGTCTAGCCTCACGATCAATCTTCTCTCCGCGCAGCCGCCGGACGGTATCAATCTTTTCATCCAGCCGAATCAAATCGTTATCGTGCATCCGCACCCGATCAATCAGGGATATAACTGACTTCTTGGCTGTTGATAACACCGGATCAATTTCTTCGGTTGACCAGCGCCAAACGTAATACACCAGATATATAAGCCCACCGACTGCTAAGGTCGGAAAACCATATTCTTCAATCAGTTTGCTGACGTTGAAGTCCATTAGTCTTTCCGGTTATCCGCCTTTTCTGCGCGGGCTATGCGCTCGTAGTCAGGCTCAAGACCTAAGCTGTGCGTGACCTTGATGTCTATTCGTTGAAGCTGCGTGTTCATCGTATCAACGCGTTGTTCAAGCTGTGTGATGATGCTGGAAATTGAATTGATTGAGCTTGTAACACCCGCCAAGATGTACTTCAGCGTCAAGAAAACAAAGTAACCGCCAATGCAAGCGGAAGCAATAGGCAAACCCACAGAATGAATAAACACAAAAAGGTCAAGGCTCATATCCCAAGCAATTTCTTAACGAACATGGCCGCGACACCTGGACCAAGCAAGACGGCAGCAATCGTGATGTACAACAGCCACTCAATGTGGCGCATACGCCTGCTGCCGTCGCCCAGGCGCTTTTCTATCTGCTCGTAACGCTGAGCACAAATCGCTTCATGTACCGACAAGCGCTTGTCCAAGTCGTCGCTCATGATAAGTCACGCTGCTTGCTCTTCTGCCGGAGGAACCTCCTGCAAAGGTGTCATCGGTGGCTTTGCAGCCTCTTTCATGCCGTCAATCAGGGTGTAAACCTCTTGGTAAGGGCGCGTGCCCAGGTAGCCAATGATTTGATTCGCGAGTTCGATGGGAATATGAAGTTTCATGCAAACCTCTTAGGTTGGTTGATAGGACTTACCTGCGGTAATGGCTGCGTTGGCGGCCGTTAAATTACGGCCCGCAAACCACCCCTTTGCAATCATAATCTCAAGATGCTCAACGTTGCGATCGACGCAGTCTTTGCGGTCTTGCGCTGATTCATCTTCCATTCCAGTACCGGCAACGATGGCGTTGATGAGTTCCACCGAGTCACCCATTGCTGAGAAATGGCGGTCAAGTTCTGCTTGGGCGGGTACTTCTTGAATAACTTCAGACATGATTAAACTCCTTGATTAAAGATTACTTCGACCCAGTTGGTGATTGCTTCGTCCCAACGATAGGCTTTTCCATCTTCCGGATAAGGTGCGGGTGGCTTCCATGAACAGGAAGACTCGTCAAAAACCCAAGACAAAAAAGGCTGACTCGCTAAAACTTTGTTAATTTTTTCTTGCCGTTCTTCGTTAGTCATTTGACGTATAGACCAAACATCTTTTACAACGCCATCAACCCATTGATAGGAAACTTCATTAACTTCATATGCGCCTGCTTTGTTTGGACATGCAACCCGAACAAATCGCGCAAATTGTGGTGGAAGATTGTTTGTATCAACATCAGGGAAAGCCGCACGAAAGTTATCCCCCAAGATGGGATGTTCATGCGGCTGTCCATTTTGAATTTGAATAAAAAGTTCCATTACAAATTGCCCGTATTAGTTGATGGAAACGAACGCGTAGTTCCGGGCCAGATAATTCTTACAGCACCAACACCCCCTGAGCCTTTTGTAGTACTACCCGCACCACCATCACTTCTACCGCCAGCGCCGCCGCCATAAGCCCCGCCCTTGCCAGCAGAACCGCTCGTTCCTGAAAAGCCAGTAGCGCCGCCCGATCCACCACCGCCGCCATCACCAGTCCCGCCAGCCCCGCCAGCCCCCGACGAACCTTCGCCTAAAATACCGGTCCCGCCACCGCCCCCAGCGGGTGTAAATGAGCCAGAGCTTCCTGACCCGCCACCGCCACCGCCACCGCCACTGCCTGAAGCGCCGTTGTTTGGCTCCACTCCTCCGTTACCTCCGTTACCCGAATACCCCGCAGCACCCCCGCCGCCCGAGAAATCAGCCGCTCCTGATCCGTTGCCGCCCGTGTAGCCAGCCGTGCCCCCGGACCCACCACCACCGGCGCCGCCGTTTTGACGTCCTTTACCACCATTAGCAATTGCTCCAAATACAGATGAATTGCCTCCATCAGGCGAATCAGTTGGAATACCTATATTCCCCACTACGACGGTATAACTAGATCCCGGTGTAACAGAATAATTATTAACATATCGAAGACCTCCACCTCCACCAGATCCTAGCGAAGTACCACTGCCACCGCCACCTATAGCTACGGCAGAAACAGAAGTCACTCCAGCAGGCGCAACCCAAGTGTAAGTTCCTGCTGTGATGTAAGCCTGTTGACCGGGAGGTGCTCCAGTTTTCGCAAAAAGCCCAAAGCCACCGGCTGATGCTGCACCCCTTGTTCCAAGCAAAGGCATCATCCGCTCCTTACGCAAACTTGGTCTGTGAGGCCAGCACGGTAAACGTGGATGCCGCCGTCTTGATGATGGTGTAAACGTAAGAGTCAATAGAGCTTGCATTCCCCGCTGATGGTGCCGTGCCGCCCTGCCACTTGGGTGTAACCGAGGTGCCGTCAATTGTCATGGCCGTCTGGTAGTAAGCCGTTGCGCCGTTTGTGCAGAGGAATGCAATTGTCAGGGATTGGCCGGTTACCATTGAATTGTTAAGCGTAACCGTACTGCTGCCCCTCACGTTCATCGTGAAGTTACCCGAAGCATTGGTGGTGTAGTACAGAACCGATTGGGTAATAGCATCAAAATTGATCGTACCTGTTGCTGCGGTGGCACTGATCGTCATTTGCTCCAGCATGGAAGAGCGTAGGTTGGCAATTCCGTTTGCATCAAAGTACATCCGGGGATTGCCGTCACCATCACTGAGGACAACATAATTTGAAGCAGTGCGGATGTCGAGGCCACCTTGGTTGCCGGTGTAGCCGCCGAGGATGGTGTTTTTGGAGCCGGTGGTCATTTCCGACCCACAGCCATTTGACGAGCCAACAACAAGCCCACCAACAAAAGTGTTTGCACTACCCGTGGTTACATTTTGTCCGGTAAATGCGCCAACAAAACAATTACCTGCCCCTGTTGTCACGTCAAGCCCCGCACTTGCGCCAAGATATGTTGCGTAATTGGCGGTTGTATTTGCATACCCAGCCTGATAGCCAACAGAAGTGTTGTAAGAGGCGGTGGTGTTGGAAAACAATGCCATGTACCCATGTGCAGTGTTATTAGCGCCGCTTGTATTGCTATATAAAGAAGCACGGCCAACTGAAGTGTTATAACTTGCAGTATTAACACGCAATGCCTCTTGACCAATAGCGGTATTTTCAGTTCCCGTTACATTCAAATACAAAGCACTTTCACCAACAGCAGTATTTAATCCGCTGGTTGTTGTTGTATATCCTGCAAGCCTACCGATATAGGTGTTCCTGTCTCCCGTGGTATTGCTATACCCCGCCTGATAACCCACAGCCGTGTTGTTAGAGGCGGTGGTGTTGAATACGAGCGCGTCTTTACCTACTGCAGTGTTGTACGAGCCAGTAGAGTTTGTGTTAAGTGCGTTATAGCCAAACGCAGAGTTTTGCGTACCAGTTGTGTTTAGGTACAGAGCAGCATTTCCAGATGCTGTGTTTCCGATGCCCGTTGTGTTTGACCATAATGCGCGAACACCCATGGCTACGTTGTCATAGCCGGAGGTATTAGCGTACAAAGACTCTGTTCCCACAGCCGTGTTGTATCCAACACTCCCATTGTATGAGTAAAGTGCTTGATAGCCGATGGCCGTAGTTTTGGGGCCTGTGTTTGATGTGTTCAACGCACTCGCACCCACCGCAGTGTTGGAAGCCACAGCACCTGCGCCACGGCCTACTCTTACACCGTTGACTTGAATCTGAGCGCCATCCCATGTGAATAGCGATGAACCGCCAAATGCACCCGAGTTATTGAACTGGACTTGCGTGTTAGAGCCACCGGGGGAGGTCGAAGGCGCAGCCACCCAGGTGGGGGCCGACGAGCCGTTTGACTGAAGAAGGTAACCCGCCGTGCCTGCTGCCGTAAAAGCTACTGCAGAGCCGGTACCGTACTGAACACCGCCAGCAGTGGGCGTAACGGTACTCGACCCGTACCCGACGGCCAACAACCTGACGTTGCCACCGCTGTTCTTGTAAAAGAGCTTGCCATCAGCGTAATTCAGCGCGAGTTCCGCGCCATTCGAGGAAGACGTTAGATTGCCTGCAGTAGGCTCAGCAGCAGCCGTCGAGCTGCCATAAACGAGGAGTGGGGTATAACCTGACTGGGCCATTAGAAGGCACCTCCATAAATACCTGTTGTTGCGGTCACGGTTGTGAACTTACCCGTCGTTGCAGTGGTAGCGCCAATCGTTGTGCCGTTGATCGTACCGCCTGTGATCGCCACACTGCTTGCGCTTTGCGTCGACATGGTACCCAAACCCGAGATGTCCGTGTTGGGAATCGTGGCCGATGCAGTAAAGGCTGAAGTGCCGTTGCCTTTAACGTAACCCGTTAAGGTCGTGGCCCCGGTACCGCCGTTTGACACCACAAGCGTACCACTCAGTGTTAGGGTTCCGCTCGTAGTAATCGGGCTTCCAGAGAACGTCAGGCCCGTCGTGCCGCCATCGGCAGAGACTGAAGTAACCGTACCGCCAGCAGCGGGAGTTGCAGAGATTGTGATACCGCCAGCCGTATTGCTGATCGTTACGTTGGTCCCGGCAGATAGCGTATTAAGCGTGTAGCCTGAGCCGTTACCAATCAGCAACTGACCATTCGTGGGAGTAGCCGTGTTTCCGGTTCCTCCGTACGCGACCCCGATGGTAGTGCCTTGCCAAACACCCGCGGCAATCGTCCCGACACCTGTGATACCCGTGTAAGACCCGGTAAGCCGTGAAGTGCCAAGCGTTCCTGAGGATATGTTTGATGCGTTGGTTGTATCGGTTGTGGCTGAAGCTGCCAAGCCTGAGACCGCACCAGCG